AACACAAGTATTACCGCTCCACGATTTATTACAATGTTGATGTTGATGATTTTCTTAATATGGAAGATAAAGAAGATGCGGAGGAGGATGTTTATGCACGGGAGGAGACGAAAACGCGTGAACCTGGTAAATTGTACCGTAAAATTGCCTGACGTTAAAGTTTACGATGCACGTGCCGGTGCCGGTGTTATGATAACCAAGCATGAGCCTTGCCACGCCGACCCAACCGTGCTATTTGGACAACTATATCTTGGCGGTAACTGCGCCGATGAGATGGCCGATGCGGGCGTCGATATTATGGTTCCGCTAAAAGGTTGGCTGGACTCCTCCGTCTGGAAATCTTGGAATGGTATAATCTACGCCGTACCGATTCCAGACTACGGCGTGTTGCCCGATAGCGTATTGGCGTCGAAAGTTGCAACGGTAATTGACTGGTTAGTTAGAGGAAGAAGCGTCGGGCTCTACTGCATGGGCGGCCATGGCAGGACGGGCTACTTTGCATCATGCGTTCTGGGACAGTGGAAGCCGGAAGTTGGAGACCCGATCAAGTATTTGCGGGAAAACTACTGCAAAAAAGTGGTGGAGTCTCAGAAACAGATCGACAGCATTGCCGATTTTCTTAATCTTCCCGCTTTAAAAGAAAATGCTCCGGTAAAGACGTTCGATGCTTGGTGGCTCCCATATGACGGGTATTTGGGTTACAATTATGTTTTTCCAAGTCGCACGGGCGACCTAAAATACTGTATTGGGTGCGGCGCGGTGTTGTCGCAGTATTCTACCAGCACGAAAAATAAAGACTGTTGTAGATGGTGTATTCCGTAAGCTGCTTTCAGGCAAGCAGACCCATGCTGCTTGCCTGGCGGGAGCGTATGGCTCCAGCAAACTAGCCGGCAACCCCGGCAGAGGAGGAATGTGTGATGCAGGTTGGTGAGGTTTTTAATTCTCCGCAGACGGGCAGCGTCTACACGGTACTGGGCGAGAGCAACGGTCTACGGTTGTCGTATCGCGTGCTCCACGGTTCAAAAGTTCGGCTTAGAGTGGTGTCTGTAGATAATGATGCGGACGATTTAGCGGTGGCACTCAAGAGTTTGCAGCCATTTGGATTTGACTACGGCCAGACCGGACAAGAGCATATCAGCGTACTGGTTTCTGCGGGGGCTATCGAATCGACTATGAACGCCACTCTCGTAGCACTTGGTCTTGCCGATATGGGCATACCGCTTAGTGTGTTTGCTGTTGATAAGCCGCAAGAGCTGCAAGGGCAGGAGGAACCGCAAGGGCAGGAGCCCTGGGCCGGGTGTAACCCGGCGGATTTTCACCAGGAGAGTTTTTTGGGGATATTTACCAGTCCGCAAACTAAAAGTCAATATGCCATCGTTGCCACATTTGACAATGATCTGGTGTGCGTGCGACATCTCACGGAGCTCGGTGCATACCGGGTGCGTTTGCAGTCCGACAACGACGCGATATTGGCGGGATTCGTTATGCACGCCCTTGGCCCGTGGCACAAGATGATTAAAGATGGCGATCATGTATCGGGAGTGGCTATCACTCTAAGTGATGCTGTGAAGATGATCGACGAGGCCAAGTACTACCTAACACACGTAACAATAGCAGGCCTAACACACGTAACAATAGCAGGCTAATTATGATCGCCCTTGCCGTTTACCTCCCGTGGCGGCTTGGACGACAGAAGGCAGGGCTAACGCTCTGCCCCGTGTTCCGTATCTTGGACGGAGTGCAGGGGAGCGCGTTGGCTGGCTGCTTGTAAAGAGGGAGGTCTAAGCAATGCCCGCGTCCATACCTATGTCCCTGCGGGATAGATTGCAGGGAGTTTACGAGTTAGTTGTAAGTATTGGTGACGAAATAGCGGCAGAATTTTACCACCCACATACGGTTGAGGAGATGATTCTATACGCAAATATTGTCCGCGACCTTAAAGAAGTAGCGGGAATTTTAAGTACATGGACTTTAGAGAGTCTCTAAAATTCCCGTGATTTGGCCTAGAACCGTGGTTCCAAGTGTGTTTATTGTAACGATTGTTTCACCGTTTTTAACGGCCAAACAGCGCGTATGTAGCGGGCACTCGCCGATTAGCACATAAATAATTTTGTCAGATAATTGTACGGCGAAATCGGCTTTCATGTTCTGATGCGGCAGCCAGATGGTTCCCATTTGGTCATCCACAGGCAGGCCGTTTTCAACGGTGGTTATGTGCACGTAAAGTGGTACGCGTGTTGGTCTTGCGGATATGTGCTTGCCAAGAGCCAGTCGTCGCTCCACTTCTTGCAATTGTTTAATGTTGGTGTTGGTCTCGCGGTTTATCGCCGTCCATTGCTCTGGATCATTTTTCAGGGTGTATGCCACCTCAGCGATAAGTTGTTCCCGTTTGGCTAACAATTCTGTGCGTCGATGCTCCAGCATCTCAACAGTTAATTCCGGGTTGTCCAGTTGGAGCATGAAGTCCGCGCTGACGTTGAGAAACAGGCAGATCGAGGCCAGATCGAGGGCATTGATCGAACGCCGGTAGGACATCCATGCTTGAACGGTGCGTTCGTCTACGCCGCAGGCGTCGGCCAGTTGGCGCATGGTAATGCCCCGGCGATCCAGCACGTCACGCAGACGGTCGGCCAGTTCCTCAGAAACACGATACCCAGGTTCTTTAGTCATTTTTACCACCTCCAAAAATATTGTTGTGTAGTGTTGACATATTGGGTGTGTCATGATAGTATTATAAAGAACCGGGGTCTTTCCATGTATCCTACAGTAGACACTTACGCCAAAATATGCCAAGCAATCATACCCGTGTAGTTTAATCTTTTGAGAAGGCTAAAGCAAATGCTGCTTGTGAATACTACAGCGCATTATGTCCTGTTTACGGCACATTTATACACTAATACTTCACATTATGCAACGTGAGGTGACTACATGCAACAAGCTCTTTGTAAACTTGATAATTGCCAGCTTGACGGGGCAGAGTTTTTAGCCGCTCATCCAGGGGCGATCCTTGCCGATGAAGTTGGTCTAGGCAAGAGCGGCCAGGCAATCCGGGCTTGCGATCTAATTAGGGCTAACCGAATTTTGATAGTCACGGAAAAGTCCCTGATCTGCAATTGGACTGACGAGGTTATAGGGGAAATCCGGCGATGGTCGCCAGGATCTTCCTGTGCCCGTTATACTACACAGTCATATGTAGTACCAGATGCCCGGTTTGTGATCACCAACTATGAGGCGGTCGTCCGCAAATTAGAAGTGCTACAGGACATACCGTGGAGCGTGGTGATCATAGATGAAGCTCAGGCTTTTAAAAATCGCCGCGCCCGGCGTACCAAAGCGGTGTTCGCTTTACGCCGGAAGATTCCGCATGTCTGGTTGATAACAGCCACGCCGATAATGAACCGGCCAGAGGAGTTGTGGTCGCTGTTGCACATTATCAAACCAAAACAGTACAGCAGCTACTGGCGTTTTATCAACGAGCACTGCAACACCATACAAAACTTGTGGGGCGGAACCGAGGTGATCGGTATCAGAGACCCCGCAGGCTTGGAGCAAGAACTTGCTCCATTGATATTACGCCGAAACAAGAAACTGCTGAACCTGCCCCCGCTGACTCAGGAAACCATTTATCTGGAGATGTCGGGGGAGCAGAAACGTATTTACAAACAGTTGGAACGGGACTTTATTGTCAGACTTGACGACGAGGGTGAGAAGTTTCTGTCAGCGCCGGACATCTTGGCGCAACTAATCCGGTTGCGCCAGATTGCTTGCAACCCGGCGTTGGTTGGAGGCCCCGATAGCAGCATTAAAGACGCCGCCTTGCTTAACCTGCTGGACAATCTGGCGGGTGATTACAAGGTGCTGGTGTTCACGACGTTTGCGGGTTACGTGAAGCATCTGTGGCCGAAGTTGCAGCGATACTTTCCCGCCAGCATCTATGGAGATATGAACATTGAAGATCGCTGGCGCAACGCTGCAACGTTTCAAACCGACCCGGCTTGCAGAGTGCTGCTGGGCACTATTGGAGCAATGAGCAAGGGATTGAACTTGCAAGCGGCGGATGTGGTAATACTTCTCGACCAAGACTGGGTGCCCGCAAGCATGGAGATACAGGCCATTGGACGCGCCCATAGGCGCGGACAGGAAAAGCCCGTCCACGCCATTAACCTTGTCTGCCAGGGGACCGTGGATGAATATATCCACCAGACTATTTTGCCGAAAAAGCGGGAGGTGATCCGTGCGATCACACAACTTATGCGAGGTCAGAAAGAAGGAGGATAACTTTATGTCGGTCACGCATGGTATAAGCGAAACGCCATTGGTCTACACGGTGGATGAAGTGGCGGAAATCTTACGCTTGGGTAAATCCACCATTTACAAGATGGTGGAAGAAGGCAAGTTGCCGACCGTGCCGCTTGACATGAGCAGAGTGTTAATACCGGCACATGCAATTAAGGCACTAATTCAGGGAGAAGGAGCGAAGCAGGATGAAAACTAAGTCGATGCTGCTGGAGGAGGATGCATCTAAGTGCGCGAGATCCATGTTTCAGAAATAACAGACTTTAAAACCTGTCCACGTTTGTACCGCTACCGTCATGTTGAAGGTCTAGTACCCATACTTAGAGACCCGAAATTGACGCTGGGAACCGGGATGCACGTTGGACTAGCGGCCTACTATACTGGACGTGATGCTATTGCCTATTACGACGCTTGGGCAGAAATGACTCTGGCGGAAATGGGCGAGAACGCCACGGATGAAACCGTGGAGCAGGTTGCCTTGGGCGTGAAGTTGCTAAAAGCGTATATCGAGTATGCCGCAGAGAATGACGATTTCAAACCTATAACTATTGAGCAGACCTACAGTGTTCCCGTTTGGATACCTGGAGGCCGGGTGGCTCGGGTGAGGCATTGCGGAGCGTTCGATGGCCTGGTCAAGGATGCCTACGGTAAGTTGTGGCTTATGGAGCATAAGACAACAGCGCAATTTGCCAATGAGACATACTTGCGGCTTGACGAGCAGGTCGGGTATTATCTGTTAGCTGCGGTGCAGTTGTACAACGAGATTCCGGCGGGGGTGATGTACAACCAGATCCGTAAAGTCAATCCCGCCAAAGCACGTACTCCGATTATCCAACGGACTCATGTAGTGCGCTGCCCGACGGAGCTTAAAGCCTTGCGTGATAGGTTGTACTACACTTACCGCCAGATAGGGCAGGATAAGTTGTTCCTGCCGCATCCGGCTTTGCACTGTACTTGGAGATGCGGATACGTGCAGCTTTGCATTGCCGAGGACGATGGAACGGATGCCACGCTGCTAAAGCGTTTGGCCTATGTGCAGGGCAAGCGTCAATCTTACGGGAACCGTTTGGTTGCTGTAGGTAAATATATCGAGGAGAGGAGGGAAACTGATGTTGGTAACAGCGTTAGACCCACTGCCGGAGCTTGTAGTCAGTAATAGCGTCGCCAAGCAGCGTATTCGCTACATTGAGGAGATGGCACTTTACGCCAAAGTCGGCATTTACGGGGACTACGGAGCAGGCAAGACTTTTCTGGCCTGTACGGCACCTGATCCGCTGGTGTTGCTGACAGATACCAACGCCGCCGAGCCGACGATCATGATGTTCAGACGGTTGACCGGGATAAATATTCCGATCTGGCCGGTTAGCACTGGCGGTGATTTAGACGCGGCGCAAAAATACCTGGCTTCCGGCAAACATCCGTTCAAGTCCGTGGTTATTGACAGTCTGACTGATGTGAACCAGCGCATCATGCGGGAGATTGTGGAGGAGGGGGTAAGACGTAAGCCCGGCAGGCAAGCGGATGTACTGGAGATGGGCGATTGGAACGTGGTATTGCAGCGTATGTACAAGACACTGCGGGATTTTCGGGATTTGCCGATGCACGTTATCGTAACGGCATTGGCAACCGACATCAACATGCGGTTGATGCCGTTCATCCAGCCCAAAGGGGCGGCCATGTTCTTACCGAGTTACTTCAACTTGGTAGGCTTCTTGGGAGTTAAAGCAATGGACGGCGTGGCTACCCGTGAGTGGACTATCGGCCTTAACGACGCTTATGCCACGAAGGGACCAGAGGGTGTATTCCCGATGTCGATCAAGAATCCGAACCTAACTGACATTATTACAACTTGGCAGGAGTGGTTTAAGACTCTTCCCGAAGAGGCAAAAGATCCGCATTTTTGCAGCCAATAAATATAAACTAAAAGGAGGGAAAGTGCAATGCCGATTACAGGTGAGTTTATTGTTGATTATTCAGAGGTTGACAGCTTCGAGTTTCAGCCGGTGCCCAATGGACTGTATAAGGCCACCATCGACGCTACAATGGCAGTGTCGTGCGGGGTGCGATACGGTCAGGGTGAGAAGGGGACGCCCTACGTGACCATCGAGTTCGTAGTCAACGAAGGGCCTTACCAAGGGCGCAAGATTAGGGATAACCTCATGCTTGCTGGCAAGGGCGCTGCACGTACTGGACGTGTACTCAAGGCAACTGGGTACGAGCCGGTTGCGGGAGAAAAAAGCGCGTTTAACTTCCGCGAGCTTCACAACAAGCATGTCGTAATCAAGGTCAGTTCCCGTGAGTACAACGGCCAGTTTTACAATCAGATCGACGCTATAGTTCCCGCGGACACATTGATGCAGTAAGACGGTTTAAGGGCGGCAGGAGACAACTTCTGCCGCCAAATTTAAAAACTAAAAATACAAGGAGGCACGAAAAATGGGTGAGGATGCTGTTCAGGCCACAGGTAAGTTAGTGCTTGATCTTAAAAAGGCAGAGCCGGAAATTTGGGCGCGCTTGCAGGCTGGTCAGAAACGGATACACGAAATTCGTGCTCGTGCGAGCGGTGACAAGATTAGCGATTGTAAAGACGAAGCCGATAAGGAAACAGTCCGTACGTTCCATTACTATGCACAGCGTGTTGGGGACTATCTTCGTGTAAAGTACCCCGAAATTGAGCTGCTAAATGTGTTACACATTGATACACAGAGTGGTCTGGTTTATGATATTTCTGATCGGCCAAAACAGAACCCAGAGGTTAACCCGTGCGTGCTTCTAGCAATACTGCGTGGTTAGAACTAGGAATATAGCGGCAGGACTTCAAATCCTGCCGCCAAACTTTACTCAAGGAGGAAAATGTGATGGCTAAGAAAACCGTACCGCTTAACTTTCATGATTTGAAAACGCTTACCAAATGTACTGCAATTACGTTCTGCATCCAACAAATCATGGATCATCCAGAGAATATGCGCAGTATCTTATGCGGAGGTTTGGACGCGGCTATAGACGGTACAGTAGAAGTATTTCAAAAGTTAGGCGTTCCTCGCGTTGATGCGGCTGTTTGCATAGCAGACGACCATAACAGCGCGTGGTTGGAATACGATGACAAGGATACCCCTGCTGAAATCTCCAGTGGGTTGCTGACTCTTACCCCTGCAAAAAGCACATTTTTATGATTATCGCCATCGACCCTGGTAAGACTACAGGCTGGTTTGCGTTAGCGATTTCTCCAACATCGCTGCAAGCACTACATGGGCAGGAGTCGGATATTGCTCTGTTTTTGCGCGAGCTTCACAGATTGTGGCCTGAAAAAATTATCGTTGAGTCCTTCCGTATTCGCCCGGAGAAGGCAAGGTCGTTGTCCAACGACGACCTGCCCGCTCCGCGGGTTATTGGCGCAATCGAGCAGTGGTGTGCTGAGAACAAAGTCGAGTTAATTTTCCAGGAGCCGTCAATTAAGAAAGCTATCCTGCCGTGGTTGCTGGATGGCCTCGGCTGGTATGCTCTGACCCGTGGGCAGCCACACGCTAGAGACGCATCCCGCCACATGGCCTACTACATTTGGAAAACATACCCCACTATAATTGAGTGTGTTTACCGGCAAGTT